GTAGGAGTCTTTCTGAATGGAGAGGACGGTGCCGTTGTCAGTGCGGGTGATGGCTTTGTGGCCAGGAATTTCCAGCATGTCGCTGGTGAAGATGGGCGAGGCTTTCACTTGCCAATCGGCATTGGCCATGCGGAAGGCTTCGCGGGCAGGGAGGGTGCCGTCGAGAACAGTGCCCAGTTTGTGCCAAGCAGCTTGGCCGTGGAAGAAAGCGCCGGAGGTGAATTGGTGGCTCATGGTTTTGATTGAGAAGGAACGAGGCGACGGAAGCGCCGCTTGATTTGAAAATTAACTGGTGGGGCGGGCAGCAGTCAAGCCCTTTGGCCATTAGCGCTGCTTATGGTTCAGAACACTACAGTTTGACCGTTGGCCGTGATCTTGGTCACGCGTTCGCAATCAAAGCTGCGCCAAGCACCTTGACCTTCGTTGCGAGCGATGGAAAAGTCACGGCAGCGGATGACAGAAGGTTTAGTGCTGGGCTTGCCAGTGCCTTTGATTTCCTTGCTGTCGCGAGGGTTGAAGCGGAGCGTGCGGACAGAGCCGTCCTGCTTGACGAACTCTACGCCCACGATGGAGGGGCCAGCATTGAAGATGAACTGGCGGATGAAGGAGGTTTTATCCATGGTTAAAAAGGAGAGGGCCTCGCGGCTTGAACCAATAGTACGAAAAAAGGGGCCTGATGGCCCCTTCTGTAACAAAATGAAATAAAGGCTGGGGACTTACGAGCATGCGCTTGATGCAGAGTCAATCACGGAGGTTATGCCGTTGGAACTCTCTGCACTGTTCGATGACACCCTTCGTTACAAAACAGAGGCTAGATTATCAATCGTTGCGGCGATTGTTTTTCTCCACCACTTAGCCCAAGCAGTGGCCAGCTTATTTAGGGAGCGCAATCCGGAGCTATGCAATCTCCGCTCTGCCCCATTGCTTAAAGAGTGCGCCAGATTTCGTCTTTCATTGCATTAGCAAGAGTGTAAACAAAATCTTTTGTTCGTTGATGTTTTTTCCCTTGCATTGCTTTCACAAATTCTTTTTCTGACAATTGTTCAGGAGCCTTTTTAGCATGCTCCATGAGCAGCGTACGAGCTACGGCACGGTCAGCAGCATTGTAAGAAGCCCATTTAAAACCAACCGTGTCCGTGACCATACGAGAGATGGCACGTTGAGTGTCGGTGAGAAAAGGGGTTTGAGTCATGGTTTGAGCTGTCGCCAGCGATGAACAGAGGAAGTATGAGGGAAGAAAAGCCCCCTGTCAAGGGGGCTGTCAGGAAAGCTTGACTAAGGCTGAATGCTCACGGGGAAACCGTTGGCAATGCGGCAATAGCGCTCAGGGTGAAGCTTGAGGCACTTAGCCAGGCCCTGGTGATCAGCAGCCGGATCTGGTGCCTTCATGATCGCCATGGCAGCAGCCGAGAAGACGATGGTGGTGAGAAAAAATGAAGCAAAGTCTTTCATGGTTTAAATGCGCGAGAGGCAAATACGGGCAACGCCCTGGCCTGGGGAAGCAATGCGAGAGAAGCTTCCGTAGGACAAATCAAGAATGCGACCGCCCGAGTATGGGCCACGGTCATTGATTGTCACCACTACGGTCTTGCCGTTGTCACGATTCTTCACTTTTACTTTGGTGCCCATGGGAAGCGAGGGGTGAGCAGCGGTGAGACCGTAAGCATTGAAGCGAGCGCCGCTGGCAGTGGTTTGGCCGTGATAGCCATCGCCAATGCCATAGTGACTGGCTTGTCCGCACGACAAAGTAGCCGCTTGGACAGGAGCGCTGCCAAGCAGCAGAAGGGGAATTAGGAAACGTAGCATCAAAACAGAGAGAGTGGCTAGCGAGGAACGCGAGCATCTCGGCAAGCGTTCTGACTATTGTGACACGCTTGTCAAGCTCCCTGTGAACCAAACGGTCGATGAGGGTGTATAGTAATGAAGTGGTCGGCTTAGGCGGCTTAACGGCTGCCCCCGTCGTAAGGCGGGCCGTAAGGACAAGCGCGACTGACAATGCGGGCCAGACTGTACGGTTCGGCCAAGGGTCTATCATGGTTCCCTGCGAGGCGCATTGTCCCCATTGCTGATCTTCTGGAGGAGGGCTCGATGGGAGCCGTCGCATCGGAGGCCACACAAAGGGAAAGGAGGGCGAAAGCCCTCCTTTCTTTTTGCCTATACGAAGCCAGCTAGACTCGGCCTATACATTGCTGGCCGGGGCATGAAGCTGTCGCCTGAGCAAGATCGTGAGCGTTTAGCGCGATGGCTGAGGAACGGAGAGGAATACGATGATTGGGAATATGGTACTGAGCCCATCCCTGGAGATGATTCATGGGCAAAAGAAAAGGCCCCTAATGGGGCCTGGGAAGATTAAATGGAAGTGGCAGCGCGATAAAGCTCTAAATAGAGCGTGTTTTGTCGCTCTCGCCAAAAAGCAAGGCGTTCTTCTAATTGTTGCAACGTAAGCGGACGTTGCTTCCGTTGTTCATAGTCCCAATCCAGCAGCGGATCATTTTCATAGTCTTCAGGAATCATCATTGTCCCTTTCTCCGTGCCAGAAATCTTTCAGGGCTTCTTTCATGCTGTCCTTAAGACTACCTTCTCTCACATAGAAACCAACGCCCTCGTCTTTATATTCAGAATGAGCACGCTCAAAGTCTTGCGTGGCAGCATAAATAATTTCCTCGGTGATTTGACGAATGTTGTCAATGCAAGAACCGCTGAGCTGGTTGTAGGCATAGCCAGGAAACATGGCTTCCTTCACATCTTGAAGGCAATCAAGGTAGCGGCTTTTGTAATGGTCAAAGATGTGCCAATATTCGGCCTCATGACCATCGTTTTTAAACGCAGGGATGTTCATGGTTCAGAAGCAAGGGAAGAAAGACGATCAACAACAGGAGCTAATGCTCGCTCTTTGGTTCGATAGCAATCATAAAGCTCATTAACTACCTGCATGAAATCAGGCAAGAGTTGATGGGCTTTTCCGTCTTCGATGTAGTCAAACACCACATCGTGCAAATGATTAATGCTTGCCATCAGAAGGTGCCTTTAATTGCTTTGCAATAGCTGGTCATATATTCTTCAAGATCAGCGCCAGTCGGAGCATATTGCATGAATTCTTCATGGTTCTCCTTAAGCGTGTCAATGCTCACGACAAAGCAGCAGAGAATACGTTGCAATGCCAGACGCTGCGTGAAATTAGGCTCTTCTTCAACAGCCTTTTCCAGCGTGCAGATAAACTCCTGCAGCTCATTAACAGTGAAATGGCGCTGAACCAAAGGCTCGCCCATGCTCATGATCATTTGGCCTCTAGCATTGAAGGCACTAATACCTTCCTTGGCCAATGGTCGGTAGAAAGAGGAAGCAGTCATGGCTTAAAAAAACGAGGCAAGATCGGTCTTGCTTGCTGGCAATCTATGAAACCACCATGCCCTCGTCAAGCCCTGCAATGATTAGCGTTTCTTATTGCTCCGCAAGTGCTTAGCCACCACTCCAGTGCGAAGCGGCTTCTCCCGCCACTTCACGGCCATGCAATGGCAATGCCCCATAGGCTCAAGTTCAGCATGCCTATAAGCCCTGTCTAGGAGAATCTGGAGGGCTTGCCGCTTTGCCTTCGATAGGGGAGCCTCCGGCTCCTCAATGCAACATCGAGCGAAGTCTGCGATTTCTGAAATGTCATCGAGGTTGTTGGTGCTGATGACAAAATGCCGGCCACGACGTTTGGCCTTAGCCCATGCAGGATGAATGGGCGGGTTTTCTGCAGCTAGTGCCCTGGCATCTTCTTCCAGTTCAGGAGGGATGCATATATGCACTGTTGGAACAAGCTCCGTCAGGAGCGTCAGTTGCCCGTCCATTGTTCAATGGAAAAGAAAAGAGCGATTGCCCCAGGATAGGGAAGTTTCGCCAAAACAATTGTAAAGATGTTCGTAGCCATTGCCATAGACGAAAGTGCCGCTAGGCACTGCATTCCGCCAGACCATGCATAGCTTGCCAATGCGGAGATGGCCAGTTGTGCTGTTGCAATGAAAAGAAAGGCGCATCACAGTTCAGGCTCTGGCAATGGTTTAATTTCTTCCACCAATGCCACCTTCAAATCAGGCCGTATAACGGCCAGGAAGTGCTCTGCCTGTTTAGGAGAAATGGCTCCAAGAGCAATGCGCTGGCCGTCAGCAGTGGTGATTAAGAAGGTGCGACAGACGTTCATCGCTCTTCAATGTCCTCCAAAATGGCCTGGCTGATTTCTTTCTCCAGCATCTCCTTCCAATCTTCGCTGCCACCAAGGCTTCCCACTTCGCAAACAAGATGGAGACTATCGCTGATGCGCGTGGCGTCCATCAAGCATGCACATGCCTCAGGAAGCTGGCCGGTTCCGAAGAGATCTTCCGCTGCTTCAGTGTGGGTTTCAAACCACTTACCAAGGGCAAACAATGCAATCTGCCGATAAGCTTCATCGCCATAGTTACCAACGAAAAAGTTGATGGTTTTGGCGAGGGTGGGAGGCACACCAACAGTGCCCGGATCCTGAAGATGAGGAGAGATGGAGGAGGCAATAGCCTCCTTCTTACCGGCCTTGGCATCGGCTGCCTGGCGCAGGAAGTCGTTGACAGTGGAGAAGGAAGGGTCCAATGGAAATTGGCAACTACGGCAGTATGCACAGGCTAGCCGTGCCTGTCAATAGTCGTCTTCATTAATTGTTTGTAAAGGCACCGTTTCAGGCCAGGGTTCGTTTTCTGGCGATGGATCGAAGCTGATGGCCTCTGCACTGGCAGGCAAGGCATTCTCCCTGCGCTCTTCAGTAGCTTTAGATTCTTTTTCTTTTTGGATGGTTGTTGATAAATCCTGGAGAAACTTTCTGTAGCTGGTGTCCTGCTGCTCCACTGGCCGTGCTTCATGAAGACCAAGCAGCTTGGCCTGTTCCACCAGACTGTTCTTGGCAACAGTCAGAAACGCTGAATCACCAGCACTCTCTTCAAGTCGGACGGTTTCATTACTTTGTCCATTGTTGTCGGACATTGTAATAATTCTTTTCTTTTTACTATTTTCAAAGCTTTGAAGAGCCATGTCCTTAAGGTCCATCTGCTCCTTAAGAAGACGTGCCCGATGCACGTCTTGGTTCTTCAAAATTTCTTCCGTATACAGCAAACGATTAAATTTTCTATCACCATTAACTGTTTCCTTGCTGAGCTTGAGCACATTTGCAATCTGACGATTGCTCATTGACGCTGCCAATAATTCTTGCACCATCCATCGCCTAAGCCCAAGCATATCCTTGCTATAGCCAGCAGCTCCATTGCCGCCATTCACTTGCGTGTCACGAATGGCTTCAAACTGACTTTCAGAAATGCCAGCTTTTTTCAATGCATTGGAAGCATATTCAAACTCTTCTTCTGGACTGCCAAATGTAATTTCAGGCCGTGCCATACGTTTTTCTATTCACCCATGCATTGTATCTCCTTTTCCATGGAGAGTACGAACAAACAATTCAGTGAAGCGTTCCATTTGTGAGGCCACGACAGTGGCCGGAGCTTCATCAATTGCAGCTTTTAGTTTGCAAAGCTCTTGCCATTCATTGTCTGACAAATCTTGAGAAGCAATGTCTTTAGGAACGAAGGTCATGATTCAACAAACCAATGGCATGAAAGATGCCTAGAAAAAGAGCGGCGCCAATAGCGCCGCTTGTCAGAGCCACTCTAATTTCGTGCTGGCGAATTTTTGCGTCAATCAGACGATTAATTTCATCAGCAGAAAGCTTGGTCATTGCTCAGCATTGTCGATGGCAAAGCCCTTGTCAATTAATTGTTGCATTTCGTCAAGACTAGAGCGCCAATGGCGCTCTCCATTACCATCACGGGCTCCATAAATAGTACGGGCCGCAGGTCGCGGCCCTTTGCTAGGAGAAGAAAAGCCGTAGTGAATGATTGGCTGAATTTCCACTCCGTTATGCACGAGCAAGGGCAAGTGATCAACAGAGCGCGGAGCGTTAAGCATTGGCTGAAATAATTCTTTGCAATGCTAATGACAAGATTTTTGTTTGAAGGCTTCTTTAGCCTTCGTCTTGTATCGTTCCGCCCTTGGGGGCTCCACTATGTCTTGACCGGCCTGGCGGAGGTTTATGGCCTCGTCTGGCCTGTTGTTTTTAGGGAGCCTTGGCCCGGCCTGGAGCGCTCCGCCCTTGGGGGCTACGCTTGGTCTGGAGGGCCAGGGAGGCTGGAGAAGCTCGCTTTGATGAGTGGTTACTCGCGGGACTTTCCGGAACCACTATAAGCATGCCCGCCAAGCGCAACTATGCCACTGACTCAATTGTCACAGTCCTCAGCGGGAAATTCACGCTCTTCCATTGCCTCCTCTTCCGCTTGAGGCGCAGCAAAAAACGGCGCTTCAGGCGCCGTTGGTTCATCGTTCCAAATGATTTTCATGATTAATAAAATATTTCCTACAATCTAATAAGTCGTCCGCTGCGGTAGACGACGGGGAGGCTAGCTACAGAGCCTCCCTCACTATTGGTTAGAACCAAATATCGTCATCTTCAACGATGGGTTCAGCAGCAGCGGAAACAGTAAAATCTTCTTCCCTATAGCTCCACGATTGGTAGAGGCGAGTGCGCTCACCATTCGGCCCCACATTAAAGCTGCTAGTCAATAGCCCTTGGCGACGTGCTTGCTCAGCAAGGCGCCCAGCAAGATTGCCATCAAAGCTGCTCACATGCCGTGATAATGCCATGCGGTCAAAGCGGCGAGTGGGCTGCGTGTCAACGGCCTGCACCAAGCGATCAAGGTCGTCCCTGCCACCATTAACTGGTCCTTCATAGAACCAACCATATGTGGCCGGATCTCGCCGCAGAAAATGCTTGCCAGCCAAGCCACTACGACTCTTCGTCCATTCAAAGATGAACTGCGTCGTGTCATAGTTGTTGTCCTGCCGGTAAAGCTTCACCACTTCGCTCACATTGGCTTCAAAGCTGGAGCTATCGCGAATGCCACCACTCTTGTTTAAGTGGTGAAGAATGACAATGCTGCATTCATATTCGTTGGCGATGTCACGGAGTTCGTAAATGCAATTACCAGCATCAGAGCGAATCAAATCCACGTCCATGCCAGCAAGGCAGGAAGTAAGACTGTCGATCATGATGAGCTGCGGGCGATGCTTCTTGATATATGAAAGAAGTTGGGGAATGTTGTTGAATCGCCAGCGGTCAATGAAGCCAATGTCGCCCTTGTCTAAATTCTCGTTGTCGTCGTAGCCAATGATTTGCATCTTCTCTGCAGCATCAACCACTGGTTCGTCGCATTGAATGATGAGAGACTTGCCTTTCTTGCAACGGCGCCTGCTCCATGGAGAACCAGTGGCAACGTGCAATGCCCAGTTGTACAAAAGCGTGCTCTTGCCGCTGCCAGGCGCTGCAGCCAGCAGCATGACGCTGCTCTCAGGCAAGATGCCAGCAATGGTCCAAACGCGAGAATCTTCAGACATAGCAATGGTTTTGGCGTCCATCACCTCCATCTCCTCACGGCCATGCACGCGGGATCTTGCTTCAGCTAAAAGCTTTTCCACTTCCGTGGCTGGCATCTTCACTTCATGAAGCGTTAGCCACTCTCTCGCTTCAAAAATCACCCTTGCATCGTTGTTGTAAAGACCAACCATGCGCTCAAACGTGGCAATGATCTCTTCAAAGGAGGGGCGCCCGTCGCGGCCTTCATGCCTGTCCTTAAAGACGATGGAGGCAAGGATGAGTTCTTGGTCGGCGCCATCGTCCAACCAGTCGGCCATGTCGTAGCCGCCGTTCTGGGGCAGGCTTTCCCATTCAAAGCTGTCTGGATCTGCGTAGAGCCACTGCGAGCCAGGATTGTCAGCGGCCACTTCGCGCATGAGAGCCACGCCAGGCTCATCACGGTCTGGGCAGAGGACTAATTGATGCTGGCGAAATAGTAAAGAATAGTCACCGTTGCTTCGATATTGCCCACTGCCACCTAGGAAAGTAACAGCAGGAAGCCCTACTTCCCAAAGCCTGTCACAACACAATTCGCCTTCAACAACAAAAATTGGAAGACTATTTGCCTTAGAAAAATCAAGGGCTTCTTGATAGCGATAAGGAAGTATGTTTGTTCTAATTTCATCAATTACTTTCTTGCGTTTCTGTACATCAGAGGGAATGGTTGGATATTGCTGACGAATGCTCTTTTTGCCTGATGAATCGTCGCGCACCACCTCCAAAACCGTTTCCCCATCACGGTTTGCGTAGGAGAAAGTATATCTTTGATGGGGACGCTGAGGACGCTCCCAGCGCTCTAATGGGGCAATGGCATTGCGAATTTCAGCGCGATGTTTAGCGGAAGTGTCATTAAAGCAATTGTATGCGCCAGTTTCTTCGTTGACGGAAAAGTCATTACCGTCACATGCGGGACAAATGTATTTACCTGCGTGATCGCTCGGCTCCAGTTTGCCGAGGTGCTCAAGAATCGAAAATGCCATGGCGCAGCAAGAGATGGGCTGGTTCTAGCAGGAAAAAGCTGGCTTGGAAGCCCCCTTCCGTTTCTTAACGTCAGCTTCAGAAATGCAGCAGTTGACGCCCCTGGAAAGCATGGCTAACATGGCCAAGTTGTCCATACTGGCCATGATTGCATTGCCCGTAAAACCTCCCAGCTACGGCGAGGCCAAGAAAGGGCGTCATTTCACGATGACTGACACCGCCTTCCTTCATCTCACCAACATCGCCCATGAGGCGCGTCTGTCCCTGAGTGAAACCATGGAGCGTCTTGTGCGCTCAACGCCTGTTTGGGAAGGCAGCGCCACTCTCGCGGATGGTGCGTTCTCTTTGATTGAGGATTACGCCGTGTCCCTCAACAACTCCCCTGATTCCTTGCTTGGTGACGATGAAAGTTTCTCAGCTTAAAAATGCCGCCGAACAGTTTCTGATTTCCCATGGTGATGGAGAAGTCAAATTGATTTGGGAGATTGGCTGCTTTGAGGAGGGCTACGACCCTGAGTATGAAGAGGATGTGAACGATGCCCGTGTGGTGCCTGACTGGCCCCTCCCTGGCTGCTCTCTAATCTTTCCCAATGAAGAAGTGGAGCAAAAGTTTGTCCTGTTTTACGGGGATGGCCTCACTTCCAAGCGCACCCTCTCCTGATGACCTCCTCCTTCACCATTTATTCCCCTTCCGACTTTTCCCAAATGGACGATTTTTCTAAGCAAGCGATGATGGATCGCTACAACGGTGTGTTTGCCCCTCTGGAAATTACTGCTGGTGAATTCAAGAAAGCTTACGACACCCCTGACATTGGCCCCCACATTGAAAAGGACTACAAGGGTCTGTCGTATCTGTCCTGGCCGTTTGCCTACCGCTATCTCAAGGAGCATTTCCCAGCCCTCTTCGTGGCCTTTGAAGAAAAAACTATTGGCGAAGTGGTGTTTGGCGGCCCTGGCTATTACTACCTGCGCCCCTATTTGACGGATGGCATCAAGCGTACTACAGCGCTGATCTTTCCCGTGATGGACCGCAAGCACAATGCCATCCAACAGCTCGATGGCCGCGCCATTAGCGACAACTGCCAACGCGCTGCTGTTAAGTGCATCGCCACCTTCACCGGCCTCGGCCTGCGTCTTTACGCAGGCGAAGACATCCCTAAGGAAGATGAAAAAGCAACGGCCAAACTCCCGCTCCAACAGGAAACTCCGAAGCCTGCAGCGCGGGCAAGCAAGAAGGACGCGCCAGTTGCAGCAGATGCTGCTGATACTGGAGCAGAGGCAGCTCCTGCCTCCGCTTTCGATGCCAAAGAAGCCTTGACCAGTTTCTGTAAGGCGAATCCGCTGGGTTATCAAGACGAGCAGCGCAGCCTTGCTGCTGGCAAAGCCGCTCTTGACACGCTTGGCATGACTCGCGCCACCGAAATCAAGAACTGGCAGCATTTTGGCAATGTCGTTTCTGCCATGGTCACCCTCTGGGCCAAGGATGAGCAAATCCGCATTACCAAAGCTGATATGCGTACTGAACTAGACATCATTATTGCCGCTACGACGGTGGACGAAATGGTAGTCAAAGTGGCAGAGTTCGTCGCAAAAAAGCAATAGACCTGGCAGCGGCCCGCCTTGAGCGGGCCTTTGCTGGATCTCTTTGTTTAGACCGCGATGGACTTCCCATTTCTGAATCTCCTTCCGCCCTCTTTGGCTCATGATCCACTGGGACTCTTCCTTTTGGTTTCATTGCTTTCTGCTTCCCTCGCTGCTCTCATTTACGTTCTATGTCTCCTGAATTCCCGGTAGGAAAATGGACCTTCGGTTATCGCGAAGGTGACCTCCATTTAACAATGACTTCCGATACTAATTTTTGTCGTGAAGTTATTGAAAACTTTTCCCACTTTCTTCGTGGTGCTGGTTTTTGTGACAGCAATGTCATTGATGGCTTTGCTGCCGTCTTAGAAGAAATGGAAAGCATTCGTCCCTCCTCCATCGTCCATGAAGAATCATGAAGCCCTCCTTGACAAATGCCATGAAGCATTCTGGAATTGGTCTGACAACGGCCTCAGTAGCGATTTTCGCATTGCTGCTGTTTTTCAAGTGCTTGCTGATGATCCTCTCGTGGATCGCCAGTATCTTGCGCAAATTTCCCGCAAAATTCTCATGTCTGACATCGCAATGTGCCAAGGGGGTGAATGCCCTGTCCGCGAAAATTGTTGGCGTTATATCGCGCCTACTAATCGCTGGCAAAGCTATATCGAAACGCCGCCATTCACTGAAGATGGCTGCGACTACTTTTGGGACGTAAACGAAAAATGAAAACCATTCTCGCCTTTCTCTGTATTACAACAGCACCATTTCCCGCATTGGCGCAATCAATTCCCATTCAACAAAGTGGAGGATATTGCCCTCTGGGGTACTATTCTTCCTCTGGATATTGCGTGCCAAGCCGTTCTAACCCTAATAGATGGTCTATTAATGCAGCTTCAAATACGGCTTGTCCATTGGGCACGTATAAAAGTGGAAATTATTGCACAAAGAACTATGGCAGCCGCTGATGGCCTGTTACGATCTGTGTCTAAGCAAACTGACGATGCCCCGGCTCGCCCGATACGAACCCAACCGGCTACAGATCAACAAGCGCAGGTATTACGTTTGCGACGATTTTCCCAATGTCCCCGCAGGGTGTGTTTTGCCCTCTGTGACGACTATTGCGAGCGCGTGTTCGCCGCCTGGCAAGATTGCAGCGCTTATGAACTGGCGCAAGAAAGTGGGCGACGCAGAAGCCAATCGTCGCACTCGTAATGCCGTAGATCGAGGCAACTGGTTGCATGGCGTATTAGAGGATCTATGGAATGGAGAGGATGTAAATTGCCATCTTGATTCCCATCCAAATTACGTTCCATATTTCACTTCCATCTCATCGTTTCTAGAGAGAGTGGATAGTCCATTGCTTATTGAAAGCGCTATTGCTTGGTATGACAATGCCAGGCAAATTGGCTATTCGGGCACATTTGATATGCTCGCCAAAATGAACAATGGCGACTATGCATTGCTCGATTGGAAAACCAGCTACAAGCAAAAACCTGATACACAGCTAGCCGATTATCGGATGCAGCTTGGGGCTTACGTACAAGCCATTGAGCAGATGTATGACATTGAAATTAACGAGGCACATTGCGCTATTGCCATTTATGACCCTGATACGGAAAAAGGGCAAGACGCTCAAGTGGTGAGCCTGTCAGCCGGAGAGCTTGCCATGCAAGCTGGCTTAATGGTTCAGAAAACTCAGCAGTATTTCTTCGACCACTATCCTGGCAAAATGCCCTTAACAATTTCTATGGATAAGGGAGCGTAGCATTTCGAGGGAATGGCATTAAGCTGTAGCAGCCCGTCCAGGGCCCACTACACTCCTTTGAGGAACAACCAATGCCCTCTGGCAATCTCCCCGTGTTTAGCGGTACTGTCGATCTCACCCCTGACATTCTGAACGCAGCCAAAAAGGCTGGTCCGAATGCTCAAGGTAACTACAGCTTCCGCGTGGCGCTGTGGGACAACGACAAGCGCGACAAGGACACCTCCCCTCATTACAAAGGGCAAGTGACCGTCAACAAGATGGATAACAGCCCCAAGGCTTATTCCAGCTTTTGGAAGAACGAAAGCAATGGCGCTGGCAGCAGCAGCCGCTCCTCGTCTTCTGACGATCTGTTCTGAGCTTCATTTTGGTGGTCACGGGGCGGCTTATGCCGCCCTTTCTTTTTCTTCACGAATAATGACTCTTCTTTCCGACAAAGAAATCAGCATCCTCGCTGAAAACGACATTATTTTCCCTTTCACTGGCGAAAAGCGCCGTGAGCTTGACAATGGCACCAAGGCGTTGTCCTACGGCCTTTCTCACGCTGGTTACGACCTGCGCCTGTCCCCCAAAGGTTTCATGGTCATTGATAACAACCAAGAGGCCAGGGCGCTCGATGTGAAGCGCTTTGATGAAAGCGTGATGTATGAAGCTACGCCCATTGAAGAACTTGGCAGTACTTTCTTCGTCTTGCCTCCTTTTTCCTACGCATTAGGCGTTAGCCTTGAACGCATCACAATGCCCAACAACATTATGGGCATTTGCGACGGGAAGAGCACGTATGCACGTCAAGGCACCATCATTAACGTTACGCCAATTGAGCCTGGCTGGTCTGGCTTTCTCACTATTTGTATTGTCAATCCCTTGGCTTTTCCGGCTCGCATATATGCCAATGAAGGCATAGTGCAAATCATGTTCATGGAGCTTTCTAGCGACGTGGGCAAAGCCTATGGCCAAGGAAAGTATCAAAATCAAGGCGCTAAAGTATCTTTCGCTGCCGTCTGATGCGTGAGTGCTCTTGAAGATCAGTTTCTTGGACTGTGGCAAGCTCACTATCCTGATCTCCCATTGATCAGGGAATTTAGTGATGTGCCTAGCTGGGAAGTTGATTTTCAGGAGCGCTATGCAAAGTCAAAACGATCCAAACGTTATCGAGCCGACTTCGCTCACCTTCCATCCAATAGTCTCATTGAAATCCAAGGAGGCACTTTTAATCGAGGCCGTCACGTCACCGGCAGTGGTTATGAGCGTGATGCCCGAAAGTTTAATCTTGCCACCATTGGCGGATGGAGAGTGTTCTTGCTAACTAGCCAAACGGCCAAAGACGCCGCTTGGCTTGCGAGGATCGCCGCTGCACTTCGTCATTGACCATTTGCGTGGCTTCGTCGAGCAGTTCAGCAGCAGCTTGTAAGTCCCATTCCTTCATTGACATGGCCTGGCGCAGCTCTAAGTTTTCTTTCACGAGCGAACCAACGGCCTCCTGCATATTGGACCAGCCCTCCATTAAATTCACCGCCACTTCACGCAGTTTTTCCACATCAGAGCATTCTGCAATGGCACGCTTGTTAGCAGCTAATGCAAAATCTCTTTCTAGACTGCGTTCAAATGGACCCATGGCAGCAATGTAAGGACGACCTTGATAGCTTAACTCTACTGGAATAGAGAAATGCGTGGACATTGTTTCAAAACCATTTGCTTTAGCCTAACCACACGAGGCTATGGCAGACAGTTTGTTTACAAGGTGGACGATGGGAAGAAAGCCGTAATTAAAGCTACGGACCGCCGTCCATTTCAGCTTCCACGTACTCCACGTAATTATCAATGGTGTCCTGGTGAAGAAGTGATATACGTGCAACCAACCGCAGCAGGATGGATGCTTACTAGCGTTGTCGGCACATTAATTGGCTTTGTTTTTAATGGTGGAAAAAAGCGTGCAGTAGTCATTTGGCATTCCAATACCAAGATCTCGCCTACAATCAGCTTGCAGCGTTTACGACCAGCCTCACTGTTCCATGGCCACAGCACCTTCCATTGACCCTTTGAATGATGGCATCAGCTTTGTGCGTCTTATTGACTGGATGGGCAGTTCTCTTGATATCGTCTGCGATGCTCGCCAATCTTTTGATCAAAACAGCGTTGAATGGTCGGAAAAAGACCAAAAGCTCCTGAATTATTTGGTCAAGCATCAGCACACCAGTCCGTTTCGTGGTGTGGTGACTAAATGGCAAGTAAAGGCGCCACTGTTTATTGCTCGTCAATGGTGGAAACATGTCATTGGTGGCACGTATGCCAATGATCAGCTTGGCTGGAACGAGAAAAGTTTTAGATATTGTGAAGCTGACAGCGAAGAGTTTTACATGCCTCGCGAATTCCGCAAGCAAAGCGAAAGCAACAAACAGGCATCAGCCGGCCCCCTGGAAGGCCGCTCTCATGACATAGCGATGATTGAATATGCGAAGGGCTTGCAGGCGTCTAAAAGCGCCTACCAGACGCTCCTAGCACTGGGTGTGAGCAAGGAGCAAGCCCGTGGCGTGCTGCCCACTTCCCTCTATACTTCTTTCACTTGGACCTGTAGCCTGCAGGCTCTCCTTCATTTCATCAGCCTTCGCTCGCCAGCGGATGCTCAAGGTGAAATCCAAGCCTACGCTCAAGCCTTGTCCTTGTTAGCCCGCCCCCTCTTCAAGGAAGCTTTCGACGCTTTTGAAACCAATGACTCCTCCTTCTGAGAGCCGCCCTCAAATGTTTGACCCCGTAAACAACCCCCTTCATTACAGTTCTGGTGGCGTGGAAGCTATTGAAGCGCTGGAAGCTTGCATGACGCCTGAAGCGTTTAGAGGATTTCTAAAGGGCAATGTCATCAAATATGTTTGGCGGTATGAAAATAAAAATGGCTTGGAAGATTTAAAGAAAGCCAAGTGGTATCTAAAAGCTCTTATTTTTGCTTTAGAAATGGAGCAAGAAAAAGAAGCTCTGGAAGCCATTGAAGGCAATTGCAAAGACGGCTTTTGCCCTATGCCTGGTGCAAGCAGCCCAGATACAATCGTAGGAGTGCGTTTTGACAATCCTCTGCAGTCATATAATTTCTTTGATCCAGTTCACGATGGTTAAGCAGCGCAAATTGCTGGTATTAAAAAGCCCCCGACAATGGGGGCTTTTTCTTGCGCAGGAATATAAAGACCGCGATCCTCGGCATAAGCTTCCACATCATGCAGCGACGTATGGGCACTAACAAAACTATTGCAATGCACCCAAGTGGTTAATATTTCCTCCCGACGCGGCGTCCAAAATTGCTGCGGCCGCCACCATTCAAAAATAGGCTCAGCGCCTTTGTCTAGATTACAACTCTTGCACGAAGGCACTAAATTATATTTTGCAAAGTGAGGACCACCTTTGCTTTTGGGAACAATATGATCCAGGGTAAGTTTTTCGCTCCATTTGCCGCAGTAAGCACAAGCACAATGGCCGAGCGGTCCTTTTAATGGGTAGTCTTCAAAAATACTTTTTCTAAAGCGTCGTCGTGCATCTCCAGGGCGAAGTTCAATGAGAGAATGTAGCAGCTCATCGGGACCATTCGCTATTTGCATGGGGAGCATATTTAATTTTCTTGCCACTAATCTAACGGCTAAATTTGCCCTGCTGAGAATGTTTATAATTGATAAATGCGCTACCAGCAATGAAAAGCTTTCAAGAAGGACTGACAAATTTTGTTGCGACCATTACAGCAGGAATGCTGCTATCCACTGGCGCCATGCTTATCACAGTGGGCAATCAGCAGGTGAAGGTGGCCACTCAAATTGAAAGCATCACGGAGAAATTAGACACTCTCACTGAAAATATTACAGCCCTAGAAAGTAGGGTGCGCTCTTTAGAAATTCGACGCTAGGCTATAAATATAAATTCGCTTATCAAACAATGAGCGGCGCTGAATGGTTTGTGATCGGTGGCATTTTGATTGCTGCTGCTGACCAAATTCTTGATCGTTCCCCCTGGAAAAGCAATAACGTCCTCCAACTTCTGATGGAAGGACTTAAGAGCATCTTCCGTGTGAAGAGCTGAGGCTTAGCCATGTGGGCTAATAACAGGGCGTTCTGGGACGAATGTTTCCAAATAGCCCGACGTTGCGGCGCTCGCTATCCCGAGCTTGTCGCAGCACAATGCTGTCTAGAAAGCGGTTTTGGTAAACATACCAGTGGTAAAAATAATTATCTCGGCTTAAAAGGACCGGGCACCGCCACGACCACGCAAGAGTGGTACGACGGTCAATGGGTGACGATTAAGGCTGGGTTTATTGACTTTCCCAGCCTGACTGCTTGCATTGATTATCTTGTTACGCGCTGGTATAAAAATTATCGGCACTTCAAGGGAATCAACAATGCTCCTAACCGTTACGCTGCTGCGCGTGCGCTAAGAGAGCAGCGCTACGCCACTGATCCTGACTATCCAATAAAGCTTTCTAAGCTAATGAAAGAATACGCCCCTGAGTCCACGCAAATTATTATGACTGGCCCAAAGAAAAAGCCGCAGCAGTTTGGCTTTAAGAAAGGAGATTCCCATCTCATTGTTAATGACATTAGCGAGACAATGAAAGCCTTTAATTTTGAAGGCGAATTTTTATGGGAAGTGCCATGCCTTGCTCGCGGGCAATATTCCGACAGTGAATTTAAACTAAAAAATTCAGACACTCCGCCGGGTCTTTATAAAATTGGTGCTATTTACAAAGATTACGAAAGCAAAGGCGACAAGCCCGCTTATGATCGAACTCTTATGGCTTATGGCTGGTACAGCTTTGATTTAGTGGAGCTTGAGAATCAAGAAGCTGGCAATGGTAGGGCAGGAATTATGATTCATGGCGGCGGTAGTGCATGTGGTTGGCCCGGCGCATGGGCGCCCAAGCAACCTCTTTTCCCCACTCATGGTTGCGTACGCTGTCATAACATTGATCTTCGTGATCGAATTCTTCCCCTAACCAAAACTGGTACTATTTTTGTCAGTGTTTATCAAGAAGGATGACGCGGCAAAGTTGGTTTAATGCTTTGTGCTATGAAGCAGGATTGTGGGCCGCCTCAAAGCGGCCCTCTCTTGCTTTTCAGCCATGGTTCAAAATGCTCATGGCACATTGCAAGCCAGATTGGGTGGAGTGGAAAACTAAAATCGTCATGGAGAAAGTGGACGAGCAGGCAGCGGTGTTGGTGAAGCAATGGGAAAAAGAAGAAAGGAAAACAAAGGCCAATGCCTTGGCCGATGAAGCCAAGAAGCTTTTCCCTGATGCCATTGTCACTCCACTGCCCGATGCCATTGTCCCTTCTGTCATGATTGAAAAAGCCCCGCCAGCGGATGCCAGCGAGGCTGTGAAGGCCCTTGGAGGGGAGCTGCGGATTACTTATCAACTCACAAGCCCAGAAGACTCTTGAGCTGGTTCCACTTAGCCAGTTCTTCTTCGTGGTAATTTGTCCATGAAGCAATAGCGTCAATTAGCCCTTGCCGAGCCTTGACTGCATCGCCATCTGCAAGAAGCTCTTGCAAAGCCTCTGAAATCATTTCCGTTTTTTGCTCATACCACTTATCAGGCCACAGTTCAGCGTCCATAAACGTTTGACGAAAGCGAAACAAGATTAGCGCAACTTATACCACTTCCACCCAGCCAATCATGCCAAGAGCCTTAGCGTTAACACTGCTGTCAACAGTGAGAATAAGCGTATCACTTTCTCCAGAAGCATTTTGTCCGAGGGCAAGACGAATGGCCTCTGCCACTGCATAGTTATTAGCACTGCCTTGACTGACAAACCCAGAGTCGATAACTGTGCCTTCCGTGGCGGTGCCGCTTGTCGTCACTTCTACGTTCCCACGGCCGTTGCCTGCCGCTGTCCACGTAACGCCTGAAAGGGTGGGATTGAGACGCAAGCGCCACAGCACCACGTCACTGGAGGCGGTAGTCGTTGAAATGCGAACTGGCAAGATTACATTCCCAGTGCGACCACTGGCCATGCGAATACCGGCTGTAATTCGTTCTCCAGACGTGTTTGGCACAGAGCCAACATCATGACTAACAGAATAAATAGCGCCATCTGGTTCATATCCACCTTCGCTTAAAATGCTGCAACAAATATGCTTCAAAGTACAACCAGACGCTTGAGCTGATGCATTATGAATGCGATAAGACAAAGGCAAAATAGCAGTTGTCATATAAACAGAAGTGAGTGCATTGTAATGATTAAATTCATGGCAGTAAATAATTTCTCCATTAATCACAAATCCGCAACGCACTCTTCCTACACCAAGCCATTCAAGATCCGCAGTAAAGATTTGTGCTTTAGAAAAATCCAAATCTGAAAGCGTATTTAAGTTCCAATCAGACTGATTTACTACGTCTTCAACAATGCTTCCAGATGAATAATTTCTAATGACAAATTGAACGGTTGTTCCACTTGCTCTAACCATTACACCGTTGTAATCATTAAACAAGCCCACTTCTTGAATTAATCCAGCAGTAGGAGCAGTGCCTGCAAAACTTTGCAGAACCATCATGCTCTTACCAGCTTGATATGGAAAGTTTTGCTTTGTCCTACGCAGTACAGTATCGCCAGAAGCAGTAGTAGTGGTCATCGCCACACTGCTTTGATTGGTTAAAAATGTGGACGTGCCACCGCCTGTAATTTTGTCAAACCATTGATCCGTGCGTTTATCAAAACGCATTGTGCTATCAAAAAGCGTATAGGGAGCACTAACACGCGCTCTGCCAAATGCATCTACAACGCCACTGTCCGGTCCCGTCTGTAAAAGCTGTCCGCGCCAATCAGCTTGAACGTGAGTTTCAAACTGCTCACCATTGGCTTTGATTTGGCCCATGACAAAAGAAAATATTTCCTTTTATCGTAGCCAAGATTGATTAGCCTAAGTCTTTGATTAAAGAAGCATTAATGCGTGAACTGCTTTCACAAAAATATGCCAACACATCAGTTTTTCCCGATGCAGTGGAAAGCGTGGGAGCAGTGCCGCCTGGAAATTTAAACGCATTTCCATAGGACATTGTTCTATTTCCCGAGGAATCCTGCTTAATAACAATTGTTCCAGTTTGTCCCGATGCAGCATTAGTGGGATTGGCCAATGTGCGATTTCCGGAAATAGTAATTACAAAGTTATTACCAAGTGAAAAATCGGGGGTGATGGTAGCTCCGTCCACCAATGTGACAATGCCTCCACGCTGAGCAGCGCTAAAAGTTTGTGCAACATTTGTCTTGGCAGTGTTGGCATCATATGCTTGAACGCTGGTGCCAATTGCAGCTTCTTTCAACAATGGAAAGCCGCCAGCAGTGGCGCCATCATGAACCACTACCACATCTTTGTCAGTGTCAACAGTAACTTCAGCAACGGCACCAGTGAAACCACTATGCTGAGCCGTTGTTCCCCGCCTGAGTTGAATTTGAGTGGCCATTAAACCAAGCTCCCATAATCGAAAGAACCGTCCACTGCTCCATCCAGTAGTCCGTAGTCAGCATTGCCAGGATTAATCAATACCATGCTTCCTGCTTCATTTTTAATATATAGTTTACCGGCGCTTTTATCCCACGCTGGTTCTCCAACAACAAAATCTGCACCACTGGGTACAGTAGTGCCACGTCTTAATCGAATGACATTGGCCATTAGAAAGTCCCGCCGTCAATAGTTGCGCTAGGACTAAGATAATCGGTGCCATCAACTGCTGCACTAAAGGCGCTAGTTCCATTGCCTTTCAAAATGCCAGTTAACGTGGTAGCTCCCGTACCTCCATTGCTCACTGCAATAGTGGTGCCGTTCCAAGTGCCAGTAGTAATAGTGCCAAGCGTGGTAATTGTTGCTTGGCCTACGTAAGTGGAGGCAATATCAATGGAATCAGCATTGACTGTAATGCGATCTGCCGTGCCAACGGCATCAATAGTATTGCCAGTTTTCGTGAGACCAGCGCCTGCAGTAATTTGGCCGGCACCAGAGAATTGAGTGAAGGACAGACTCGTGCTGTCAAGAGTGATGGTTCCATCAGTGGTTAACACCCAACCACTATCAGCATTGGCCGTGCCCTCTTCGACGAAGACGAACATGCCAGCCGTAACCTTGGCGGAGCTATCCGCATCAGTCGCCCGAGTCCATGAACCACCAGACACCACTACATAGATGCCATTCTCGGAAGCAGTGCTTTGGTTTTTAACCAACACTCGCTGGCCGGCAGAAAGGCTAATGCCATCAATTGTTTGCGTACCAGAAAGCGTAATATTGGCAGTAGTGGCAACGCGGCAACTATCTTTTACATCAAGCCCTTGCTTGCTAGCGTCAACGTACGCTTTTGTTGCAGCATCTTGAGCGCTAGTTGGATCTGCAAGATTTGTAATTTTTTGACTATTTAAACTTACCGATGCAGAAGGTGCTGCTAATTGATCTAAACGATTAGTCCGTACTTGCGTATCAAAATCACTGATTTTTGCTGCAGTGAGAGTGGGAATATCACTTGCTTCGAGAGAAGCGCCAGCAGTAACTAGCCCTTTTGTATTAACAGTGACTTTGGTGTAAGTGGCGGCAGAAACGCCAGTGTTGGCAAGCGTTAAAGTGACGGAAGTGGTTCCAGAGCCAGTGGCATCACCAGTAAAAGAAATGTTCTGGTTGCCAGTGAGATAATTTTGCGCCTTGACAAATGCAGTGGTGGCAAGCTTTGTACTGCTGTCGCTGCTAGTTTGCGTGGCAGCCGTGGCTGTGGAACCAGTGAGATCAACAGAACCAGTAAAAGTTTTATTTCCAGTGACTGTTTGAGTGGTGCCTAAGGTGAGAAATGCTCCAGGACCGCCAATGGCAGGAACAGTTGTGGCAGTACCACCAGCTCCGCCGGTGCCTTTGCCATAATAAAGAACATCATCTACTTCGTTATAAGCCAATTCCGCATTGGCCAAGGACGACGGGGCGCCGGCGGCTCCACTAGTGCGACGCTTAATCCGAACTGTGTTTGCCATTTAAAAATTCCCGCCGTCAGTAAGTGAGATTAAAGTTTCCGAAGAATCGGCTTTATACTTGCCGCTTGTATCATCATAGTAAATTACAGATTTGTTAGTTTTATCATTTACATCCACATCTGCCAATGCAGCAAAAGTACCGCCAGTTGTTGCTAGCGGACCATCGGCAATAATTGCCACTTGAGCTGGAACGTCTGGGGCGACAACAGTGATGGCCTGTTGCGAAATAGGCGCAACAATTGGCCGCTCGCTCACGGGAGCGACAATGGCTTGCCCATCAATTGTTACATTTACTCTTGTCATGCGCCGCTAAAGCCTTGCTGCCAAAAAGCAGTGCCCTCTAAAATATAAAATTTGTCTAAATTGGGATTGGTCAATAGCACGTCATATTGTCCCTGCTCTGTGATGCCACTGGTTACGGCAGCATCAATTTTAATGCGAAACACTCCACTGGCTTGCGTGACAAAAGTGGATTGAAAGTCTGCTAATTTTGCTGTGCCTTTACGGTTGAATAATTTAGCTGCAATGGTATATCCACTCATATTCACAGGCACGCCATTGGTATCCTTGTACTGCACAAGAAGATCAAAGGTGGCACCTTGATAGATTGTGATGTCGTATTTAGCCGGCTCAATCACAATGCGCTTTTGCCCTTTTCCTTATTGTAAGCATCTTTGGCTAATAAAAAAGAGGGCCTCAGCCCTCTTCATCTTCCCTGGGAATGATGGCTAAAAACGAATAGCCCATGATCAAAAGAAACGACAACAGGCCAAGGCCAATGAATGTCATTTTCCTTGTCCCCTTGAAAGCTTGCGACCATGGCTCGCTTTGCTGTTTTTGCCATCCCCTTGTCGGGTGAGCTTAGGAGCGCGGGGCTTTTTCAGCTTTTGAGCCGATACTCCCACTTTTGAGCGAACTGCCATCAATCAATGCCGGCATCGGCAGATGAAAAGTCACTTGCAATTGTAACGCCACTTGCAGGAGCCGGCGGTTGATTGGGAGGCCAAACTGGATATAGAGGGCCTGTAATATATTGAGCAAGCTCGTCAGTGGTAGCCGTTGCTGCAATTACCTGATTCTTTTCGCCAGCGGCTTGCCGAATGGCCTCACGCTCCTCTTTGATTCCCGATGGTACGGGGCGACCATTGTCGCTTTCGCGAATAATTTGCCAATCAGTGGGAGTGAGCAGAGTGTTGGCAGTTTGACGAGTTTGGCCCTGCCAAAGCTGAACTAATTGCTCGTGGTCCTTGGGAATCAAACTACCATCTTCGCGCCTGCCCCAATAGAACCTCTCGTCGTAAGGAATGGGGTCGGGCTCTTCTGTAATTCCAGCCGCTAAACGCTCTTCTGGCGATGCAAGACGAAGCCAATTTGCAGGGCGTTGAATTCCTCCCGCATCGGTAAATGGCACATCAAGTGCTAACGGACGCCCAAGCAGGATAAACATACAATTAACAAGGCATATTGTAAAGTGTAGCCAATTTCTTGACAGAAGTCCACTTCCGCACTAGTCTTGTTCACTACTCACCTGGCGCGAGAGTAATTAAAGGGTGACTCGGCGAAGGCGGCGTAGATGTAGGTAACCCCAGATTGATTAAAAGCTGTATTACTATCGCGGACCTTAAAACCATTGCTTACAAAGTCGATGGCGTGGTTTGATAACACAGACTCGGCATTTGAATTATTCGGTGAAAGCAAGGCAATGGCTGCGTTATAGCTGTCCCTAGCGGAATCCCACAAATACCAACCCTGAACACCTGTGGACTTAATCAGTAACCAGCGAGGGCGCATTCCGGTGAACACAAACGGGCCATCCGAGCTGCCATTCCCGGTGTAGCTGCCGAAAGAAGAGTACCCGACTACTTGGCTGAAACAGTAACCCACATAATCGAAGGCACCGTTGACAGCAGAATCACTGCCCAACTGGAATACGGTTGACGTGGGCGCCGCATTGAAAATGGCGCTAGAAGTAGCCACCGCGCCGGTGGTAAATGTCATGTATTTACCGGAGCCGTTTGAGGTGTGATAAATGCACCAGGCATCGGCTCTGTTTCTTGCCTTCAAAATTATCATCGAGGGGGCAACCCCTAAGCCATGACCCACCGTGGCACCAGTGGTTGAGTTCCCGCTGTATGTGACCACGCTAAATCCGGCGGTGGCGTTAGCTCGCACACTAGAAGTGATGGAGCCTGCTGTGTTCGTGACGGTGCTCGATCCTCCGTCAAACGCCCAGCCGACATAGGTGGTTGCGCTGGCATTTACGTCATCAAGACTAAGACCTTGGGTGAGGGTAAATCCGTCACT